CTTGAATTCCTTACGACACTTCTGAATAAAAGTTTGAACCTCCTCCTCTGTTCCATTCATCATTATCTTCAATGCATCCTTAATCATCTGACGACAAGGTGCAGGTGTTGATGATTTAACTGCCTCAATACCCATCATCTTTAGTTTGGGTTCTTCATATCGAACACCCTCACTATCCCATACGTTTAAGATGTATCTTTTCTTGGCAGTCCATATACCACGATCAGCAATGTTCTCTCTCTTCATGAACATCTTCTGATCATAAGCATTTACGTAGTCGGCCAACGCTTGGTAAGAACTTTCAATAAAAGGTTCAAGTTCATTTTCACACACCTTGTCAAGGAACCCAACAACGCCCTCATTAGTTTTCTCTCTCCCCTTGTATACAGTCTCAACCAAAGGGCCCACATGCAAGTAAATACTATCAGTATCTGAAGCAATAACATAATCAACATCCTCCGTTTTTAAAATCTTGTTCATCTTCTGGTTCATCTTGTTCTCTATCCAACGAATAGAAACTTGACCACTCAAGGTAATGGCTTCAGCGTTAGCCAGTTTGTAATATCGAAAATACTGATTGCCAATAGCACCATAAGCACTGTTAAGCGATATCTTCTTTGCCATCTGGATGTTATTACATCTTGCGATTTCTTTTTCAAGTGCCTTTGATGGTTTCTTTTCATAATCTTTCTTTGCTTGTATCATCTTCTTCTTAAAGACCACACGATCCCCATACATCTTATCCATCAACTCTGGAAGAAATCCTCTTACATCTTTTCTATACTGTGCTCCATTTGCACAGGTTGCATATTCTGAATTAAAATCTGTTATCTCTTCATTTAGAATCCGTTCAACGCTCGAGCTGGGATGTCGAGTCTCCCAGAGGGTTTCTGGGGAGATATTGTACTGCATAATAAGATGAGGATACAGGCTATTGAGGTCAAAATTGACAACCCAATCATAGCGTCCTGGTTTCGGTTCCTTGACATAAGCACCTGCGTATTTCTCGTTTTTAGATGAACGGTTTTTAGGAGGAATAACAATATTCCTTTTCTTTAAGTAGTTATATATTATCGTATCCCACATCCGCACCTGATAGAAGACATCATTATAATTAACTTTAGCATCATATGCCATAGTCAATGCCAACTCAATCAACTTCATCTTGTCTTCCAAACGGTCAACAAGTTCAACGTCAATTATATTATACTCAATGAACTTCTGCCAACCCTTTGTGTAGAAGTCCTTGAAAGTCTCAAACTCACTATGGTCTAACTTCTGCTGACCAAGTTCAACCTTTGCAATATAATCCAACCTATAAGACTCTTGTGCCTTATAAGTAAACTTCTTATAAAGATCCATATAATCAAGTTGAGTCACACCACCCACATCAAATGTAGTATGAGAACGTCCCATAATATGAACTTCACCTTCACTCACCAATCCCCAAGGTGAAAACCTCTTCATCAATTTCTCACCATGCACCCTTCTCAAACGTTTGCATATGTAAGGTATATCGTATAGTTGTATGTTCCATCCAGTAATAACATCTGGAACATCCCGCATCCAATAATTAATAAAATGATTTAACAGATCATACTCTGTAGGGCAATGGAAATATGTTACATCTTTCCTATTATTCTCAAAGGGTTTGACACCCCAAGTAACGATCTGCTTAGTTGTATAATCTTGTATTGTGATTGCCAAGATCTCTTCCACGCAAGATTCAACATCAGGGAAACCTTGTTCAGACGCAACTTCAATATCCAAAGTAACAAGCTTAATTTTAGATATGTCAAACTTGATTTCATCCTCTGGGTATTTCTCTGAAATATATTGGTAAATATACCTGTCATTCCCATAAATCTCAAATCCCTCAACATCTTCATATCTCTTATAGAAGTCACGACAATCTCTGACTGAACCTGGATGAATTTCTTCAACTGCTTCTCCATTCAACGTCTTATATTTAGACTTCTTTTTAGACTTAACAAAAAGAGTAGGGAAAAATTCATCCCTATGTTCATATCTTCTTCCATTCTCAACTCCACGAACCAGAAACTGATTCCCGATCAATTGGACATTAGTGTAGAACTTCATTTAAGGAGGTTTTGATATTTCTCAAGTAGTGTGGGTTTAGGATCGACAAGAGTTAATATCTTATCAGATGATAACATAAATTCATTTTGAGTGGTAGCCTCAACTAACCAAGGTGTCAGAGTATCAGTATCCCCAATAACCATTGGTTCGGTTAATTTACAGTCAGGTTCACCTGGAACTGCTGCTGGCATTTCCTCAATCTGTGAGACCAACTTTAGATTGTTTGTCAGAACTATCAGTTGTATCGGTTTTTCCATTTTCTTTTAATACCTGTGTTTTGTACATTGATAGGACTTTATCTATTGGAGTTACCATTGTAACCACCCACTCTGATGTTAGAGGGATCTCTTTTTCTTTTGCTAAAGGAGTCCATGGATGCATCCTAATTCTCACTTCTGATGAATGTTCAGTATCCGAATCATCCTCTTCTGCAGTTAAAGGAGCAGTGCTTACTAATTTAACCACACAAGGTTTCGTAAGAAAATAACCCATGACTTTATTATCAGGGGTCATCATCTCCTTTATATCAGCAATTACATCTTCTCCAGATTTTAGAACCAAAATTTTAATGGTCATAGTTAAATCATACCTCGCTATTAATTATATCACCAATGACCCAAGACTGCAACCCGATCATTGATTGAACATCTTTTACCACCTCTTCAGGAACCACAAGACAATATCCTATACCAAGATTGAATACCTTCTTCATTTCTTCTTCTGGTATCTCACCTGCAAGCATAATCTTACTAAAGATTTCTGGCATCTTCCAAGAATTATAATCCACATGTGCAGTTAATCCATCTGGAATACAACGTGGTAAATTCTCTGGAATACCACCACCAGTTATATGTGACATACCAAGGATAGGAAAATCTTTCAACAATCTATTTACTATTGGTGCATAGATTGTTGTGGGAGTAAGTAACTCTGGAGTATCTGCCCATGCTATCTTATGTCTCCATAACATATCATTGATAAGACTATACCCGTTACTATGAACCCCACTACTTTCTATACCAATAATCTTATCTCCTGGTTTAATAAGACTACCATCTATAATTTCATTCTTCTCAACTATACCAGTACAAAATCCAGCAAGGTCAATATCATCATCATGTGCTGGTGGAGGTGCAGGTCTAGGATGTTCAGCAGTCTCACCACCTATAAGTTCTATACCTGATATCTCACATCCCTTAACAACACCTTCCATTATATCATCCACAATAGGAGATAACTTACCAGTAGAAATATAATCAAGGAAGTATAAAGGTTTAGCACCACAAGTAATTACATCATTAACACACATGGCAACAAGGTCAATACCTATAGTGGTAAAATTTCTACTAACCTTTGCTATATTAATTTTAGTACCAACACCATCAGCACCAGACACTAAAATAGGTTCCTCGTATCCACGAGGAACCTTAAACATACCACCAAAACCACCAATAGTTGGTGCTTTCTTTTTTAGTCTTTCTACAAAAGCATTACCTGCTTCAATGTCAACACCTGCAGTTTTATAATCCATAACGAAAAATAGTTTTAACTATTTATAGCCAATCTTTACGAGAGTAATGTTCTGGAACAATCTTACTAACAGTTATGGTTAGTAGTCCATCTTCAAACTCAACGGACTTAACTTCTGTATCATCAGTTATAGTCCAAGATCTACTAAAGGATCTTTGTGCTAATCCTTGATGGGTATAGTTAGACTTTTCAGTAGTATCTTCTTTACCACCCTCAACATTAAGTTTTCCATGTTCAGTATAAACTTTAATGTCTTTCCTTTTGAAACCAGCAAGAGCAACCTCAAGCTTTGTTTCTACATTGTTTACCTGAATTATATTGTAAGGGGGATAATTCTGTTGTGTTGGATTATTGAAAAAACGATCAAGATAATCGTCCATTCCTATTCCATTCGATCTAATAACCTTCATTAATTCTGGAAGGTTTTCGACATGATACCTTGCTAGGTTACCCATGATAGTAGCTCCTTAATAAGCGAGTTTGTGTTTTGTGAACCCTTTCGGCGTTCATCTATATTTATAGCACAGACCATAAAAAAACGGGGTGTTGAACCCCGTAGTTTTTTATTCGGTTTCCTGTTCCTGCGGTTTACTCTTCTTACCTATATTATATTTCTGCTCTAGTATCCAATCTCCTTTGTCTTTGTATGCAAGAACCTTTATCTGATTAAGAGGTGCTATATCAGCAACATCAGTTTCCTTGACTATGGATATTAAACCCCAATCAGCAAGAAGACGAGCAATACGATTCCTACGCTGAACATCATTAGATGTGAGATTAGCGTGTTTCCCATCAAGGGCAAATAACTCCTTGAAGTGAACTATAAAGTATCTTCCCTGCTTATGAAGAATGTGGCAGGACTGATATAATTTCTTTTCTTTTCTACTTGCTACACCAATTCTTGTTAAGGTTTCTCTAACCTTAAGAAAATCATCTGGTTCATTCAGCATGACCTCTACCATGCTATCCTGCGTCCATTCCACAATGGGCTCAGCTGTTACAGTCATCTCATTCCTCCAGTATCAAGTCGTTGTTTAATAAATTTAATTTGGTCGGGGGTTAATATCTTCAAAGCATTTGCTGCCTTTTCGTTACTATAACCATAGTATTGTTTGATGATTTCGAGATCTGTGACTTTATCCTTACGGAGCCAGGGACTGAATCTTTTCTTTTTTCTCAAAGTATTTAGATAAAATGAATATTGCATGTCTTTATCAAGGAAAGAATATTTATTCATCTCATTCGCAAACAGTACACAATCAATATGTCCAGACAAACAACGATTGATAATATAAGGAGCATAACCTTTTATAGCATCAGGATCTTCCTCTACCAAATTCTCCTTGGTAAAGTTTATAGAATTTAGCCAGTCTTTAAGTTCAGTCATTTCGGTAGTTTCCTATTGAAGTTCCAGTATCCAAATGATTGCCAACTATAGTATATCCCACATAAGAATTTTTGCACAAAATATTCTAGAAAAAGTATTGAAAGAATAATATACTTTTCAATCATCTTATAATTTGAATGTCATCATCTTCTGTCCAAAGTTCAACTTCAGTTCTAAAGCGATTATCTCTGTGAAGATTTTCATATCTCTTGGTTGCTTTTCTCTTCCACCAAGAAATAATATTATCCAAATGGAACTTATCCCAATTAGGACCACGAACCAATTTCTCATCTTTCCCAAGAATAACCTCCCTTATATTACCATATCCATAATCAGATGTATAGAATCTCTTTCTCTGTGTGAGAGTGAAAGCATTAGTAATAACATCATTAAACTCTTTTAACTTCTCATTATTATTATCCTTTAAACTATTTCGGATAATGGATATCATCCTTGTTTGCCTCTTCATCTTTTTAGAAGATGCTCTATTCTCTGTCAAAGGAGTATTATTATTTAATCGGGTAAATCTATCATGAAGGCGATGGAATGCCTCTCTATGAAGCAGAGGAAGGAACTTACTATCAGTTAGACCTCTATACCTCATAAACGGTTTAAGACCGTCATACTGTGAAGCAGAGGTCGTAGAACCATACAATGAAGTGGTCTCAAATAATGCTATATCTTTATCAAATACTCTACTA